GAACTTATTATGTGGATACTGTTGTAACAACAATCCCTACAACCACAACAGTTACATCAACAACTCCAACGACTGTTGATACTTATAGTGATGGTTCAACTGTAACAACTAACGGAACAACCACCACATCATCATCCACTTCTGATTCTGGTGCTGGAACTTCTGTTGTAACACAATCAACGGTTCCTGTATGGGTAGAGACCAGAACCTATGATGTTCAGAGAAGTGCTTATGCTCCCTCTGGTGCTGCTCCAACGGTCGTTAATACCCATAGATATACTCCTACCGAGAGTGGCAATACACAGAAGGTCAATCATCATACAACAACAGGAGTTACCACACCAACAGTTAGAACCGTAACTACAACCGCAGTTTATACTAGAGTTTATACTGACGGTTCTCCTGATACAGTTACAAACGATCCATCTGTCATCACCTATGAAACCAGCACATCTTATGCTGAATCATATGCTTCTAAGGATTACTTTGGTCGTATAGATCAACTACAAACTCTGGATAAAGTTGCTCTTGGTAGCAACCGTCTGATGAATCATCTTCCTTCCAGAACTAATCAGAAGGTTAGAGTATTCAATAATAACAGAATGATGTGGTCCAATGTTGATGGATATGACGCATTCACATCTTCATATGGTGGTGGTTTGGAGATTGATCTCAGCAAGGGATGGACTATTGGTGGTCAGTACAATACATTGAATACTAAACTGAATGGTGCAGACAGCACTTCCAATATGAATAGAGAGCACTTCGGTGTCTTCAATAGTTTCCACGGTAAGCATCTGTCACTGATTACTAACGGTGGATATTCAAATGATAAGTATGATTATTCCAGAACTGTACAAGGTATCTTTGATAACAGAGGTAAGACAGAAGGTAATCAGTGGTGGGTAAACAATAGATTGTATGCACATCTTGGTCGCAGTGTTCATCCATTCATCGGACACACAGTTAGAAATGTAACTAGAAATGCATATACTGAGTCAGGTGATGCTCGTTCAGCAAGAACTGTTGCTGCATATGATAAGACAACTCACGTTGGTGAAGCAGGACTCAGATTGGAAACAAGATTTGGTGGTAAAAAAAATGACCTTATTGGTATGAGTGTTGAAGGTTCTTATGCTACCGATAACTCCTATGATGTTGTTGCTGCTATGGATTTAAATCAGGTCATCTATATTGAAGGATCCCACGGTAATGTAGATGGTGTTACTAACAACACTGTCGCTGCAAAAGTTAAATTCAGATTCTAAAAATCTAAATAAGATGAGGTTTAAATACTACGATGGAATTTCTCAACAATAAGAAAAAGGAGAATGCTTTGGGACAATTGATTCGTATTGCTATCTTGAGTTGGTCTGCTGCTCTTTTAACCGCATCATATGCTGGTCTTCTTTCTAAGATGGACCCAACTTTTATTGCAACAGTATTCACAGCATCTGCTGCTACCTTTGGTATTAATACCATGAAGAAAGGTGGTGACGATGATGATGATAAAAAGGAAGAACAAAGAACTGAGTATGTAGTTACTCCTTCTGAACCAGCACCTATCTGGAATGAAGAAGTAGCAGCTGCTCCATCATCTCTTGAAGAAAGAGTAGAAGCACTTGAAACGAAAGTTGAAGGTGAAGGTGAAGAGGGCGAAGGTTTTGTAACCCCCCGTAGAGGAGACCTCTGATGTCTAAGTCACCAAATAAAGGTAAGAAAGGTTCTGCTGGTAATAAAAAGCAGAATCAAGGAAACGCAACTGCTAAGAAGGCGAAGAATGGTGGCAAGAAGAAGTAATGGAACTCATTGCTTTTTTAATAGTTGGTTATGCCGAAATTAGTCCTGGTAGTTGCCAGGTTGATTATTTTAGATACAATGAAGTTCATTCGCTCGTAATCCCGTGCCACGAGAATGGAACACTCCTAAAAGGGAGTGTTGGAATGCTCCCATCCATAAAATACTCCAAGCAATAGATAATCACACCCGTCTTTTTTTAGAGACGGGTGATTTTTGGCATCAAGAACAAGCACAGATACTAAGAAAATATGTCAAAGACCTAAAGGTTTGGATTCACAAACAAGAAGGTTGGTGGGACGAGTAAATCTTGACAGAATCTAAATAAAAACTTATAATGCTTATAACCCACTGAAAGGTGGGTTTTTTCATAATGAGATCTTGAGTGACAATTAGAGCCGAGGAAGGTGCCCGCTGAGAGGTTGGGTGTACCCCCCTTCTATTCGGATGTAGAGTTCAATTAAATTTAGTGCAAAATTTCTTTACAGTAGCCCTGCCTCTTCTGGCAACGGTTACAACCAATGCGGCAACACTGCCATTCATAAACTACAAGATGCAGGGACCTCCCCCGCCTTTCACAACTGAACAATTGAATCTTGTAGATGAGAAGACAGCGACCAAAGAGGTTGCTCCCGAAAAACCTAAAGAGACAAGGTTAATTTGTAAAGGGTGTAATGAGAATGAAAATACCGCACTTGCATTCTTGCAAGATGAAGGTATTACTGACAGAAACGCCCTTGCCACCGTCATGGGTAATATTAAGCAAGAATCTGGATTCGTGCCTAATATCTGTGAAGGTGGTTGGAGAACACATTACAGCGGCTGCGGTCGTGGTTATGGGTTAATCCAATGGACATCTGCCAACCGTTATTATGGATTGGGTGATTTTGCTAAGAAGTATGAGGGAAATCCTTCAACACTTCACACGCAACTTCGTTATATGACAAATGAAGTTCAGTGGAAAAGAATCGAACAACACATGAAAACTCCTGGTCGTTCGATTAATTCCTACATGGACGCTGCGTATAGTTGGATTGGTTGGGGCATTCATGGTGCTCGCACACATTATGCTCATGAGTATGCTAACCGACTGATCACGGTAGAGGTTTGATAAAATAGAATATAGACAATAGAATAATAAATAGAGAGGAGTGGTTGCTACTCCTCTTTTTTTTATGTTTAATTTTAACTTCGGTAAGAAGAAACCAGATAAGAACCAGATAATCCTTATAAGCGTCATACTCAGTGGTATTGTAGCAACCCTCTCTCAATGCACAGGAACGTCCCAGGAGCGTCTCTGGGACCTTCTAGACGAGGCACAGAGGACTCTGTTCCCTCAGACCATTATCAACGACATACTGCTTCAAGACCCTGGTGTGGTTGATAGAAGAATTAAGAGAGATGTGGACAAAGCAATCAGAGATTATGAACGCTTGACGGGGGATGATGGAACCGTTAGAATACCTTTGCCACGGTTGATAGAGAAAGCTCCAGATAACTCTGAGGCTCAGAAACTATTAGGTGGTGAGATGAGATTATGTTCTCCATGGATTGACGACTGTATTAAGAATGATTGAAACTGTAATTGCTGGACTGACTTGTGGAATCGCTACTTTCTATGGAATGGGTGACGGATTTCATGGTAATCGTACTGCTAACGGGGAAGTATTCGATGCTTATCGATGGACTGCTGCCCATCCGTATCTTCCAATGGGTACTAAGATCCGTGTTACCAACCAAGATAATATGAAACAAGTCATCGTAAAAGTAAATGATCGTGGTCCTTATAGTCATGCAGATATTGATTTAAGTTATGCTGCATTTGCTCACATTGAATCTGCACGTAAAGGAAATGCTACTGTTTGTTGGAGGGTTGTAGGATGAAAAAACTGATTGCTCTTGCTCTGATTCTTTCTGGTGCTCCTGCACTTGCAACACCAGAACAAACTTATTATCGTCCATTTCGTTATGAAACTCCTTGTTTGTTGGAGCAAGGACTTCAAACCTATCCTGATACTTGTGTGGTGATTGAAACCCGTGAGAAAGGTGGAGCACTTCGCACTCGTAACATCTTCTCCAACAAGCATGGACTTACTATCAAAGGTCGTTTTGATAAAGAAGAAGGATATATGACTTGGGATAGTCATAATAAATTTGAGTATAAGTTTGAGTATAAAGTTGGTGGTCATAATGACTTGGGTGCTTGGACTTATGTGATGCCTGGATTTTTAGTACAAAACGTTTCTTGGGATTGATGACAGATTTCAACTGGGGTGTATTCATCATCTTATCTTGCGGGCTCATATTCACTGGGTATATCATTTACTATATACTTCGGTTAGCCCATGAGGAGATGAAAGATGAAACACCTCAGCCTGATACTGTCCCTGACAAGCCTGAGCATTAGTGCTGCGATTGGTGTAGGAGCATATATCACCTATCAAAAAGCACAGAAGATTTTAGACAACCCAGAAGAGTTTGTTGGTGCTGTTGTAGAGAAACAGGTTGCCAAAGCATTTGAGAAACTTCCTATTCCAAAACTAAATACTGGGAGTATTAAGTTTCCTTTCTAATGGCAGACAAAGATCCATACATCTATAGAATCAAATCAGTTGGAAGAGTAGTAGATGGCGACACCATCGATGCTTCTATTGATTTGGGGTTTGATATTAGTCTCACTAAACGAATTCGTCTGGCGGGTATCGACACCCCAGAAAGTCGCACGAGAGATCTCAAAGAAAAGGAACTTGGAATAGACGCAAAGAACTGGTTAAAACATCATTTAACAGAATGTTTTGATATTATTATTCGTACAGAACTTCCAGATTCTACAGAGAAGTATGGACGCATCATCGGACACCTTTTCATTAACGGACAAGATGAATCTCTTAACAATCAAATGATTACTGAGGGATATGCTCTTCCTTATGATGGTGGAACAAAAGATAAGGACTGGGAACCACTCAGAGAAATTAGAAGAAGTAGAGGAACTCTTGTAGAGTGATTTACTTTAATATTGTTAGATTATTTTTGATTGTTTGGAGCGCCTTAATGATTTCAGCAGTGGAATCTGTTGCTATTCGTAGTGAGGGAATGGTAGAACTGGAAAGTACAAGTAGAGATGCTTATGCTAAAGTTCTTGTTCTTGCTGTAGGTTCTTTTCTTGGTGATGCTGCTTTCAAATTAAAAAATAAATCAAAAGGATAAACGAGCAGACAATTTCTTAGCAACTTTTTTAGCAGGGGCAAACAGAGGTTTAAATCTCTTTTGCCCTTCTTTTGTAAATTTCTCTGTGATAACATCATCAATAATAATCTTGTTATCAATCTCATAGAGAGCATTGATTTCTACTTGATCCCGAATATATTGCTCTACATTGTCAATCTGTTCTACAAGCCTTGTTCCTTCAGCAGAGTATTCAAAGATATCAATATGTCCTGCTTCTGCTAGAACATAATGTAGAACTGGTTTAACTTGTTTAATTTTAATCTTAAACTTATTTTTTGTTGCTTCTTTGATGAGGGGTTCTGCAGCATTTTTAAGTGCATTAAGTGCTGTAGATGCAACCATTGTAGATGCTGTAGTTACGACTGCGACAGCACCAGCCGTAGCAACAAGAGAAGGGTCAGGTAGATTAATATCGACACCATTGACGGTAAAAGTTGGGGTAGTTTTGGGTTGTGCTGGAACTTCTATTTGGGGAGTTATAGGTGGCGCTATTTGTTGTATTGAAGGTGGTAGTTCTGGTGGTTTGCTATCAGGTAATCCTCTAGATTTTTCTGCTTGTTCTTGTGTTTGCTTTTCACGTTCTGCATTCACAGCAGCATCAAACTCTTCTTGTGTTGGAACATCAACTGTTGGATATTTAAAAGATGGATTTGGCATCCTAATTGTAGGAAGATCTAATCCACGAACAACAGGAACCTCAACACTTTTAGATATCGGTGGATCTATTACAGGAATAATACTTGGACCACCAATTCGAATATCAGTGTTCTGTATTTTAATTGGTTGTATTTCCATTCACCACATCCTGCACTCTAGGATACTTCACAACAACATCAGAACATATCTTTGCATAGGGTGATTGTGGATGAAAACTTATACCTGCTTTGATTGCTTCACCGCACTTTAATAATCTAACCAACTCAAAATCTAATCTGGCTTTATCTGCTTCTGCTTGCTGTCTTGAGATTTCAACTCGTGCTCTTGATTTACATATCTCTGTAAGACTTCCATCAAGAGGAAAGTTAAAACCCATTGAGAATCCAGCATTTGCACTATGCGATTGGTAAACTGTTGGATCTACTCCTCCATTCAAGTTTCCCATC